CAACAATGGCTGAGCTCAAACCCTTGCAACGGGCTGCCGACAAGAAGCTGACCATCGAGGTGGTTGACAAGCTGCTGCCGTTCTTAGAGCCGCACCGCTACAAGGTGGCGTACGGTGGCCGTGGCTGTATTCACGCGGATACACGTATTGATACTCCTTCAGGGCAAGTTAAGGTGTCCGAATTTGAAGGAGGAGAAATCTATACCCTAAGCAGACACGGAACGGTTGTGGCCCAAGCCCTGAAACCAGTTAAATACCCCATGACACCGATGTTTAAAGTAGAGTTTGATAACGGCTTTAGCATCACGGTCACGGGGGAGCACAAGTTTCTCACAGCCACTGGTTGGTTAACTTGCAACGAGGTCGCGTCTTCGCATGCTCCTGTATACGTCGCTTCCCTTCCTCAGACCATTGAGGACATTTTCCAGCAAGGGTCACTCGAAGGTGTTCTCCATTACTCGAGAATAATTCTAAATTATCTATATGGTTATTGGATGGGTCTCCATCCTTATGATGAACAACCTCATCCAGGGTCAGATACCTACCGAGATGTTCTTCCATTACTAGCCGATGAAGTCGTACATAAGAGCCATATTTTGAGCCGTACGGATGCCCCGGAACTCGTACGCTTACATAACCGTTTTTGTCTGTGGTTGTCCCACCTTTCCAGTCGTGGCGCTCTTCTCTCTGAGGCGGACAGATATTGTGCATATCAGGAAAATTATACCGCCTCCAGAATTTCTGAACGGTTTTCGGACTTACACCGACTATCTCAGCTATCTCCTGAGAAAATAAGCCTTGTCGAGTTAATCCGAGAATTGTGCGGTTTCTTTCTATGTGTTGCGGACGCGTCCCTGACTCATCAAGAACGAAGTCTTTTAGCAGTTCAGCAACTGCTTGAGCATGGCGTTGGCGATAATTCATACAGTGATTCCTTGGTAAACAATGTCAGCCTCCATTATACGACCCCAACCTCCATAACTCCAGCAGAGGACGCGGAATACTACGATTTGTTTGTTCCGGTTTATAATAACTACTTGACGAACGGCATTGTTAACCACAATTCGAGCAAGTCGTGGGGCATTGCCCGGATGCTCATTGCAAGAGCGTATGCGAAACGTGAAAAGATACTGTGTTGCCGCGAGTTTCAGGGCTCCATCGAAGAATCCGTTATTGCCCTGCTGGAATCACAGATACACCGACTGGGCTTAACATCGGCTTTTGAGATACAGCGTAACAAAATCACCTGCCTGACATCCGGCTCGGTATTCCTGTTCGAGGGGCTTCACTCCAACGTTACTAAAATCAAATCCATGGAAGGCGTCACGTTGGTATGGGTTGAAGAAGCAGAGAAAGTGTTGAAGACATCGTGGGATGTCCTGATACCTACTATCCGGCAGCCAGGTTCCGAAATCTGGATAAGCTTCAATCCCGATGACGACCTTGACGAAACATGGCTACGGTTCGTTGAAGACCCACCGCCTGATACCTACAAAGTCATGGTTAATTATCATGACAACCCCTGGTTCCCTGAAGTCCTGCGAAATGAAATGGAATACCTGAAGCAAAAGGATTATGATGAGTACGAGCACATTTGGCTGGGCAAGCCACGTGCTGCCATAAAGGGTGCGTACTATGCCAAAGAAATGCAGGATGTTGTTCATTCCGGTCGCCTTCGCAACGTACCGCACGACCCTATGCTCCCAGTCATCACTGCTTGGGACTTGGGTATGGCAGACAGCACGGTTATCTGGTTTGCCCAGCGTGCTGGCTCTGAGGTGCGCATAATCAACTGTCTTGAATTTAAAGGCACCGGCCTGCCAGAGATAATCAAGAAACTGAGAGAACTGCCGTACCAGTACGTGCAGCACATAGCCCCGCACGACATCAGGGTGAGAGAGCTCGGCTCTGGTAAATCCCGTCTGGAGACAGCACGGGAGCTCGGCATAGACTTCGCGCTGGCACCTAAACTGTCTGTGCAGGATGGCATACAAGCGGTTAAATCCATGCTGCCAATGTGCTACTTTGATAAAGAAAGTACAGCTTATGGTGTAAAAGCCCTGAAGCGCTACCGGTCTGAGTACAATGAAGAACGTAAAGTATTCAGCATTAAACCATTGCATGACTGGACTTCAGATTTCGCTGACGCCTTCCGCTATCTGGCTATAACACCCTATAATGATTATAATGACTGGGGAACCCCGATTGAATACCACAATAATGGAGCATACGCATAATGCCGGTTACTATTGACGCTGAAGCCGAAGTCATCACAGACGACGCGAGAGATGACGACGAGATAATATCTATCATTAACGCAGAGTTAAGCGTCAGTGATAGTTCGTATTCAGGCGAGAACGACAACGAAGACGCTTATAAATATTACAATGGTGACCCTCGTGGAGACGAGATTGAAGGGCGCAGCCAGATTGTCAGCACTGATGTTGCTGACGCTATAGAATGGATACTGCCTCAGGTTATCAAGGCTATGGTGTCAAAAGGTTCTGTGGTTACTTTCGACCCGCTCGGTCCTGAGGACGAGGACCAAGCAGACCTTGAGACTGAATTTGTGCATGATGTGTTCATGAAAGAAAACGAAGGCTTCCTGAACCTGTATGAATTTGTGAAAGACGCCCTGCTGACTCGCAATGGTGTGTTCAAGATTTATTACGATAACTACGACCACGTCCAGACTGAGCGTTACACCGGCCTGAATGAAATGGAGTTTCAAGTGTTGCTGGCTCAGCCAAACGTGCAGCCTGTAGAAATTAAAGCCTCGGTCGACGAAGCCGCAGCCATGCAGCAGAGCATGCAACAACAACAACAAGCTCCTCAGGGCATGCAGCCTATGACACCGGCTGAGCCACCGATGATGTACGATGTGGCCATCGAGGTTAAAGAGACGAAGGGGCGCGTGAAAGTCGACTGTATCAATCCTGATGACTTCCGTGTTAATTCCGACCACACCAGCTTGGACCTCTCTGATGCCCGGTTCACTGCGCACCTGATGACCAAGACCCGCTCAGACCTGATTGAGGAGGGCTATGACCCTGAACTGGTCATGGAACTACCGACCTCCAGCACCAGCGACAGTGCGAACACTTACCGCTCTGATAGCTGGCTGGAGACAGAGAACTACACCGAGGACCCTTCTCAGGAAGAAATCGAAATATCCGAATGTATTATTCGCATGGACAAAGATGGTCGCGGTGTTGCCAGTCTTCACAAAGTCACGGCTGTAGGACACACCACAGTCAGCCATATCCTTGATGTTGAACTGGTGAGTGACGTGCCTTTTGTGTCTACTACGGCTATCATCATGAGCCATAAATACCAAGGCAAGAGTATTTACGACCGGTTGAAACAATTACAAGACCAGAAAACGAGCCTGTGGCGTAACATTCTTGACAATCTATACCTACAGAACAATCGTGAGAAAGAAGTCCTTGAAGGGCAAGTCAATATCGACGACCTGCTGGTGTCTCGACCCGGCGGCGTGAAGCGTGTTAAACAAATGGGCGCTATTCGTGAACTGGAAGTACAGCCCATCGGGCAGGAAGGCTACCAGATGCTCGGCTATCTTGACCAAGTCCGCACCGGTCGCGTTGGCGTCAGCCCTGAAACCGCTGGTGTAGATTTAGACTGGGGCGAGTCCGTTGGCTCTAACGGTGTCGACCGCATCATGACAGCCAAAGAAGAGCTCACCGGCTTAATGATACGCACTATTGCTGAAACAGGCCTGAAAAAGGCGTATCTGAAGATACGCGACCTGCTGGTACGTAATCAGGACAGCATTACAAAATTCAAGTACAAGGGCCAGTGGAAACCGGTTAATCCATCTGAATGGGGCGTGCGCTCCAGGATGTCCGTGCAGGTGGGCACCGGCACCGGTGACGACCGGATGAAGATAACAGCCCTGAATCAAGTGCTGGCGTATCAAGAAAAAATCCTGATGAATCCACAGCAGACCCTGGTCGATGAACCACAGATTTATAACGCTCTGGATGAACTGGCC